TTGATACTGATTAATACCGGCCCAATACTCAAAGCAGAAATTAAAAAATGCAAAAACCTTGCGGTGAAACTTTGGGTTTCGAGTTAGTTTAATTTCAACCTGGTATTGCTCGCCTGTTTTAAATTTGGTTGTTTTATCAAATTCAATATCGCTTGCCGGCCTAAACACGCCACCAGCCTCTTTGATCATTTCAATTTTCATGCTATTTACCTTTATGAATATTGTGTTATGCTCAAGTCTCTACTTTGATGTGACTTGAGCCTTTGCCCTAACCTAATACGTTAGGGCTTTTTTTATAGCGCCATGAAAACCGACCATCCATGCCCACCAATAACAAAATACAAACCACGCTCATTAAATATATTATTAACACTGCAATACATAAAACCATCGAAGTGAGCGTACCGATAAACACCATCACGATACAAAATGTGTGTAGCGTGTGGGTGTGGCAATGACCACGGTGTAACGTTGTTATTTTCCATAAAACCCCACTCTAAAATCATGTTCAATAACTCTTGAAGGTACTTTAAGGCCTATTGGTGTAATTATACCAATTGCACAACTAAACTTTGGCCCTTGTGGTTTTCCTTTTTTATCAAGAAACGGCGTACCGTCCGGGCGCAAAAATTGGAGTCTAAAAGGCATTTCGATAAACGTGTCGCAAACTTCCTTTAACTTGCGGCGATAAGTCACTTCAGAATTGTTTGGTATAATCATTACCGTTGTAGTGCTAAATAATTCAGCTTGCTCAACTGCCCTTTCGATAAAAGGCATAACACTACTAAACGGTGGGTTGCACCAGGCAAGTGAACGTTCAAGATCAAAGCCTTCGCTGTCATGGCCGCGCCAATCTTTAAGCATGGCATCGTCACCATCAACCAATGAAATATAGTAAGGCGCTTTCTTTGTTTCATATAAACAGCAAACATCTATATCAAACTTACCGCCTATAAAGCTTTCAACCGAATTAATTAGCCACCACGGAGTTTGCGCTAAATCCTTTTCGCTTTCTGGTGTTGTTGAATTACTGTTATCTACTGACATGGTTAATCCTCTAAAGTTAACTTTTTTCTGTGTATTCAAGCTTTCTACCAATTTTTGTTATAGCGCTTCTAATCTGACCTAGACGCCTTGATGCTATTGCGGCTTTCCGCTTTAAGTCACGATGTTTAACACAGTGTTTGCATGGGTCTATACATTCAAACGAATCTGTAAAATTAGGTGAACTATACGGGTGGCTTTCTTCCATGCAATTTAAAAGATCTTCTCTAGCTCTTGTGTAACAGGACTGACCAAAGGCGTGAAAATTATTTCCTTCACCAGCTGTGTAAAACCCCTCGCACAAGTGAAATTCAATTAGGCTTTTTGCTTTGAGATCTGCTTTTTTATCGGCCCAATAAGCATGAGCTGCGACCAAGTTCTCCAGCTTAGATTGTTTCATTTATTTACTCCTTGCCTATTCTATTTCTAAAGTCTTGAAGCCCTTTAATAAAGGCGCTTTCTGGCTGCTGTTTTTTGTGGTTTACCAAATGAACACGACCAGGTAATTTATTTGGTAGCGCCTCAATCGGAGTTCGTTCAAAGTTTTGATAAGCGGCAACAAACTCTTTATGTGTCCACGCCATTTTATCTGTTTGTGTAGCGCATAGCTTTTGCCAACCTCCAATAGCCTGTACAGCGGCTAAAGCTTGCTTATCCTCCATTTTTAATGTGCCGTATGATCCTACCCTTGAAATCTCGCCTTCAATGACTTGCCATGCCATTTCCGCACGATCTTCGATAAGTCTTTCGGCTTGCTTAGTGGTCCCGTTAATAAACTTTGTTATGTTTGCCGGTTTTGGCGCAAACATACCGGTGTCGGGGCAAGCTATATGCGAATATAGCGCCTGCTCAAAAGTTACAATTGAATAAGGCTTAAAAAGGTTCCACCAAAGTTTTAGTTTTGCCTGGGTAAACTCTTCGCCATAGGTTTCAGATATAACTGAGATCAGCTCTTTGAATTTATTCTGCTCTTGGCTATTCATTGGCAAGCTCCTTTAGCAGTGCATCGGCTGCCATAACAGCTGTTTTGGCGCATTCTTCAAGCGAGTAAGTTTCAACGTGCCCACCATCAATCCAACCCTGCCTAGCCTGAAGCTCTGCCGCCATTAGTCGCATTGCAATAGCCTCTCTCTTTGTAAAACCATTATTGTCACAATACAGCTCGTCACCGTTATAAAATGGCGTTGGTGACGATGGTTCTTGACCAAGTTCCTCGTGCTTTTTCATATCAATCTAGCTCCACATCAATAATGTTATTAAAAGATCTTTCAGTTGCTATGCTCATTTGCCTAGGCTTAGCTTGCTGACCTACGTTATCCCTAAACTGTTCAAACTTGTCAGGGCGACATATCAACTCAATATCGTTGTACTTGGTTTGATTGTCGTTTTGCCCCATATGGAAAGCCGACATAGAGCAATTAAATATAGCGGTCTTAAACTCGTCTACCTGGTAGCCTTCCTTTAAACGATCAGCGATAAGCTTTTCACGCTTTTTGTTTAGCCTGGTGGTGCCTCCTTTTTTCATGACATCCTTCCAGTAATTAAAGATTTCAAGAACGTCATTGCCTGCTTTAGCTGGCTTAATCTTTTTAATATCACTATCACTATCACTATCACTATCACTATCACTATCACTATCGGGTTTTCTGGGTTTAACTGGGTTTGTTTGGGTTTCCAAATAACCCACTGGGTTTGTTTGGGTTTGTTTGGGTTTGTTTGATTTATCTTGGTTTTTAGGTCTACCGCCCTTAGCGCCATTGCGTTTGTTGCGCTCGACAATGCTAAGATATGTTTCTAAATTCCTTTCAAATTGAGCCTTAAAAGGATGAAAAGCAATTCTAAGCAATCCATCCAAAACCACTTCTTCGCCATTATGATAAGCAGCAATGGCCTTAAACAACTTACCTGCTTGCTCGTCAGATAGTTCGGACAGAACAGTTAGGCTATCTTTGTATAGGATGAATGATTTTTTATTCTCACTCATACTACTCACCTAATTTAATTAATTCCGAATAGCTCATATCCATAGCCTTAGCTAAACGCGATAGCGTTTTGGTGTTAGGGCTGGTTTTGCCACTCAGCGTGTGTGAAATAGTTGTTTCACTAACCTGAGAAAGCTCAGCTAGCTCTTTCTGGTTAATGCCTTTGTGTACCATTGCGATACGAATTGATTTGCTTGTGCTCATTGTTAAGCGCCTTTATTGTTGAAGATTGGTAGATTTTGGCCATTAAATTAAAATTAGTCAATAGTTAAGGTAATTTAATTTATTTTAATTAATTATGTTGATTTTATTTTGCTGCTAATTTATAGTTCAATCATCAACAAGGAGGCGCAAATGAACAAGTCATTAAAAACAGCTTTAACGATATTGGCGGTGATAGGTTTTTTTAGTTTTGCTAGTCAAATGGATTACCAGGACGAAGTAAACGAGCAGGCCCACTACTGCAAAATGGTTGAAATGGATTTATGGCCAGAGTTCAAAAAGAATGTCTCTTGTGATAACTCAATCAAAGTAGAAGGTAAGTAAAATGGAAAAATTAAAGGTTGTTATTTACATGAATCGCTCACAAGACGGGACCGTATACCCTGGCCTGTCTGATATGTCGCAATACGGTTGGGTTTTATTAGGCACTGAAGAGGTTGAAGTTACAGTCCCAGTGGTTGACGAAGCTCAAGTTCGTATTGATGCACTTAATAAGCAAGATGCAGCAATCAAAGCTGAAGCAAAAGCAAAGCGCTTGGCTATTGATGAAGAAATCAAAAAACTGAAGGAGTCTCAAAAGTGAGCAAATCAGGATTAGTCGAACGAGAATCAAGTCAAGTTGCTACCCAATCGCAACACATGAACCTTATTCAAATAGCTATCGAAAAAGGTTCGGATATTGCGCAGCTAGAGCGCTTGATGGATTTGCAAGATCGTTACCTTGCCAATGTAGCTAAAAGCGAGTTTAACGCTGCAATGTCAGAGTTCCAAGGTGCATTACCGGTAATTGAAAAAGGCGGTGTTGTTGATTACACAACAAACAAGGGTCGCACATATTACCAATACGCAAAGATTGAAGATATTGCTCACGCAATTAAACCAGCTTTGAAGTCTGCCGGACTTTCTTATCGCTTTACGCAGCGACAAGACCAGGCAAACATCACGGTAACATGCATTGTAACGCATGTTGGCGGTCACTCTGAAAGCAGCGAGCTTGCTTCTACGCCAGATTTTAGCGGCGGCAAAGACCCGTTAAAAGCAATCGCTTCAGCAATTACATACCTTAGACGTTATACGCTAACCGGTATATTGGGTATTGTTGTCGGTGGTGAAGATGATGACGCCACTCTAGCAACAGAAAGTCAGCAAGATAGCGGCTTATATCCAGACGAAGAGTTTAATAAAAACTTTAAAGCCTGGTCCCAAATGATTTTAGATAACAAAAAAACGGTTGACAGTTTACACGCCTTTTTATCAACAAAAGGCATCCAGTTAACTGAAGATCAATGTTCACGCTTAAAACAAGTAGGTAATTAACATGCAATTAGTCAAAGTAGAGCAAGGCACAAAAGAATGGCACGAATTACGCGCCAAAAACATGACGGCTTCAGACGCTTCCGCAATGATGGGTGTAAGCAAGTACAAAAGCCGCAATCAATTACTGCAAGAAAAGAAGTTCGGCGTTAAAGAAGTGATCACACCTGCTAAGCAAGCTCTATTTAACAAAGGTCACGAAACCGAAGCGCAACAACGCGACTTGATTGAAATTGATTTAATTGAAACGTTCGCGCCAGTGGTTTGCGTAACTGATGTTGATGGTGTTGGGTTGCTCGCATCGCTAGACGGATTGTCAGAAGATGGCAAAACCATTTTTGAACACAAGCTATGGAATGCCACGCTTGCTGAAAACGTTAGCAACAACGTACTTGAAGAAAGCCATTATTGGCAGTTAGAGCATCAATTGTTAGTGGCTGAAGCTGATGCCGTGTTATTTGTTGTGTCGGACGGAACACGAGATAAACGTGAAATGATGTATTACGGCTCAGCGCCAGAACGCCGCGAAAAGCTTATAGCAGGTTGGAAACAGTTTGCTGAAGATATGGTTACATTTGAAATGGAAGCCAAGCAAGAATTAGTTATTGCCGACTCGGTTCAGTTGCCGGTGATCACTTGTAGCGTTAACGGTTCGCAAATTGTGACCAATTTAGATTCGTGCCTGGTGCAAATTAAAGAGATTGCACAAATTGAAATGTCACGCGAGCTTTCAACAGATCAAGACTTTGCTAACAAAGACCAGCTTAACAAAGACGTTAAAAAGGTTCGCGCAGAGCTAAAAGACCGTGTTGCAAAAGTAAAGGGTGAGTTTGTTAGTTATTCAGAGTTTGAGGCGCTAGCTTCAGAATTGGATAGCGTATTACAAAAGATGCAAAGCCACGGTGAAAAGCAAGTTAAAGACGCCAAAGAAGATAAAAAGTTAGCTATCATTAATGATGCTCGCTTAAACCTTCAGCAATACATTTTTGGTATTAACGATAAAATTGCGCCAATGAGCATTCACGATATTATCAATATCAATCCAGACTTTGCAGGTGCAATGAAGAGCAAGCGCACAATTGAAAGCCTGCATGGTGGCGTTGATGATGTATTGGCAGCGTGTAAAGTTGAGATTAACCAGGTTGTTGAACGTGTTATACCAAACCTTGAATTTTTGCGCGAAAACGCTAGTGAATATAAATTTTTATTCATGGACGCTCGCACACTAGTTAATCAAGAGGCTGAACCATTTAAGGCCGTTGTTACTATGCGCATTACTGAGCATAAGCAGCAAGAAGCCATTAAGCTTGAAGAGCAGCGCAAGCAAATTCAAGCTGAAGAAGAAGCCAAGGCGAAAGCAAAAGCTATACTATCTGCTAAGGCTGAAATGCTTATTCAGTCATGGAAAGATCTTTTGGAAGTTGCTTTGAACTCAGATGACCCAATAGTTACAGGTGGCGTATGCAAGCAGATAGGAATGTCTAACTGTGATAAAAACATATTCCTTGATGACTTTGATAACGCGCTTTCTATTTATGATGATTGCTACACGCAAATAAATAGTCATCACTCTAAAGTTGTGAGCAAGCACAACGAGACTTTAGAAGCGCAAAAGAAAAGCAAGCAGCCTGAAGTTTCTAGCGCACCGGTAACAGGCAAGATAATGAACGAAGGCTACTTCAAAGAGCCAGAGTTCAAAGCGCTTGGTGATAGCGAAGAAAGCTTTAAGGAGCAGTTTCAAACTGATCCAGTTCAAAGCAAAAAGCAAAACAACATCCCAATCGGTTTACTTGATGATCTAGCCGAGTGGTCAAACAGAAACGGTTTAACGCTCATGCAAACCGAACAGCTAGAAAACATCTTAAACAAATACTTCTAACCCAAGTGGCGGTTATTAACCGCCAAAACATCGAAGCGAGGATTTACAATGTCAAAAACTAACGTAAGCGATTTTATCAGCGAGTGTAACGCCGGGATCCTAATGGACAAGTTAGCGGTTTCGCTAAGCGCGGCAGCGTTATCACAAATCACTCATGGCATTGGCAGTAAAAAAGCCAAGGTATCAATTGAGTTTACTTTTCAACAAATGGGCGACAATGACCAAGTGATTGTTTCTCACAAACTTTCAACTAGCAACCCAACTAAGCGCGGCAAAAAGTTTGAAGAAGATATTACCGACACGGCTTTCTTTGTTGGCAAAGGTGGCGAGCTAACTATCAATCAACCAAAGGAAGAGGAAAGTGGGCAATTTACGCTAAACTCTGACAACGTTGATCGTATTACTGGCGAGATTACTAACGTTCGCCGCCTTTCAAATTAAACAACCCTAAACGGCTGGTTAGCTCCAGCCAAAACAGCCATTAAAATAGAGAGATTTACTATGTCATTTACAAAAGAAGCAATTCAGCATTTAGAAAAGTCAGAAGTTCTAGACCGTCTTAACGTAGAGCTAGGTGGTATTGGGACAAAAGCGCCTGTAATTATTACCCCGGAAGGTTTTAGTTTATCTTGCTTAGAAAAACATATGGAAAACCGAACCACTTACCGATTTGATTTTTCAACCAAATCAATTAAAGATTTTGGCGCGTACTGCAAAGAATTTGATATGGCTGGTGGCAAGTGCTTTGTAAATTCAGATTGTATGTATGCTCAATCAATTTTTGACCTTGGAACATACGAAGCGCCACTTCATCAACTTCACAAGGCAACACTTCAGCTTGATAAGACCGCAGCATTTAAATCGCTTTTAAGTTTGTCGGGAAAGCATTTGTCTCAAAAAGACGCAGCTAACTTTGTCGAAGATTGGGCTGACAACGTTGTAGTCACATCTAAGGACGGTGTTGTTATGACAATCAACCAAGCTGCAAAGCAATTGAGAGAAATCACAATTGAGCAAGTGGCTAAGGTGGATAGCCAGGTAGGTGACTTTGGCGAGTCAATGAGCGCATTTGAAAAGATTGAAGCCAAAAATCAAGAGCTGATCCCGGCGTCTATTAAGTTTACGTGCAGCCCTTATCACGGGCTAGGTATGCGAGAGTTTACAGTTCGCGTTGGCATTATAACTGGTGAACAAAAACCATCTATTAGCCTGCGTATTATTAAGCTTGAAGCGCAAGAAGAAGATATGGCCGAAGAGTTTAAAGAAATCTTGGTTGATATGTTTGCTGATACACAGTTAGCTACATTCATTGGCAAAGCATAATCGTAAACCAAGGCCCACTAGCTTGCTGGTGGGCTAACAGGAGTGAATCAAAATGGCTAGAGGTATAAACAAAGTAATCTTAGTTGGTAATCTAGGTAAAGATCCTGAAGTTCGTTTCACGCCTAACGGCGATGCAGTGGCTATCTTCACGGTAGCAACATCAGAAACCTGGAAGGACCAACAAGGCGTACAGCAAGAGCGTACCGAGTGGCATAGTATTGTTGTATTTAGAAAGTTAGCTGAGATTTGCGGCGAGTATTTAAAAAAGGGCTCAAAGGTTTATCTTGAGGGCAAATTGCAAACTAGCAAATGGCAGGACCAGACTACTGGACAGGACCGCTACAAAACTGAGATTGTTGTTAGTGAAATGCAAATGCTAGATAGTAATCCTAATGCTGGTGGACATAACCAACAGGCAGCGCCACAAGGAAACCCAAATAACCAAGGCGGCTACCAAAACAACCAATCTGGTTATCAGAATAACCAACACAACCAGGGCCATTCTGGTAACTACAGCCAAAGCAACAGCCAGGCTAACAACCAACAAACAGGCGGTTACGGTAAAAATCGAGGTTAATATGTATCAAGATAACACTCAATTTTTTGGTGAAGATAACAAGTAAGGGCAACCTATGGATAAGGATACTATTTTAGGCTTTAGAATAACTGTAGTGATCAGCGTGTTATTTTGGTCTGCGGTTTATATGGTGGCGATATGAAAGCAATAACATCATTAGTAAACAGGCTAGCAGGCAATCAGGCTGGCAATGTGGTTCACACAAACGAAGCAAAAACGGCTGAAGAAGCTTTAGCGGTATTATCTAAGGAAGCTAGAAAGTCTTTAGTTGAAGCTGGTGTGTGGCGGCAAGAGTTCCACGGCAACGAGATTGTTGCTGTTATCGCTTGTTTTTCTGTTATGAAATCTGAGCTAGATAACAAATGAATAGCGTGATTAGAGTTGTATTTGTGCCAAAGAAGTTTAACGCAACTAAGCTAAGCTTAATTGATTACTTAATCGACACAGCAAACTATAATCAAGCTGAAAAGGTAGCCGTAAAGCAATTAGAGTTAGACGGCTTTAACATAGACGACTTCAACCCGGTGGTTATGGGTGAGCGTAAAATACTAAGAGGCGCTTAATTGCGCCTTTACTTTGAAAAGGAATAATTATGAAACCGCAACAGCTAATGGACCACTTCATTAAGCCGGCCTTAAAATACATGGGCGGCAAGTACGACTCAATCAATGCTAGATTTTTATTACTGGTTACCGCAGCAATGGAATCAGAATGTGGTTACTTTGTTAAGCAAGAGGGCGGTGGTCCAGCTTTAGGTATTTGGCAGATGGAGCCAAAGACACACGCTGATATTTGGCGCGAGTGTGATGCTTTGCGTGTATCAACTTCATTTAATGTTGATATTATGTCGCTGGGCTGCGGTATTAATGAAACGTTAGAAGATGATTTAATTCGTTCGCCAATCTATGCTTGTGCTATGGCAAGACTTAAATATGCAATGGACAGAGCCCCATTACCAAACTATACCGATTTAGATAATGTTTATGATTACTACAAACGCATATACAACACTGAAGGCGGCGCATCTACTCGCGTTAAATTCTATGAGGTATATAACCGATTAAAGTTAGCAAGCGTATCGCTAAAGGATTAATTATGAATCAGCCAAGAAACGCCACGCATAAGCGCACAGGAAGTACACGCGAGTTCTATCAGAATGTTGTCGGCACTAATCTATTCAGACCTTACAGCTTAAAAACTGGAAAGATTATGAATAGATACGTTATCTTTAAACCTGCAAGCGATTCACTTGCAAAGCTCTAAAGGATTAATTATGTCATTCGACCCACTAAGCGCATTGTTCGACCTTGGCAAGATAGCAATTGAAAAGGTATGGCCGGACCCAGTAAAGCGAGCTGAAGAGTTGCGAAAACTTGAAGAGCTAAAGCAATCCGGCGACCTGGCAGTTATGCAAGCTGAAGTAAGTTTATTGCTAGGTCAGATAAGCATTAACTTAAAAGAGGCTGAGCATCAATCGCTATTTGTTGCCGGTTGGCGTCCGTTTGTGGGCTGGTGCGGTGGCCTGGCGTTTGCTTACTCTACAATACTTGAACCAATCGCCAGGTTTGTAGCTGTAATGGTTGGCTATGCTGGCGAGTTTCCTTCTATCAACAACGATTTAACGATGCAAGTTTTGCTTGGCATGTTGGGGTTGGGTTTAATGCGAACTTATGAGAAGAAAAACAGCATCGATAATAAAGGCTCAAAACCTGATTAGAAAATTAACCTATTCTCATTAATGGGTTACAATATAAACTCGAAGGTATTAACTATGGAGTGTTTATTATGTCTACTGGACAAAAGCCACGAGATCCAAAGCCTGTTAAACAGCAAGGGCGCAAGCCTGCTAACAAGCCAGGCAAAAGCAATACAAAGTGATTTAATTATAATGGTGGCCTATATGTGCGCCATTTTTGCTTTTAAGCGAAAGATGCTAATACAAGTGCTAGTTTGCTTTGTTGTATCGGTAGCGTTTTTTCAATCTGATTTAATAGCTAAAATAGAGTCATACCAGGTACACGTTGTTTATCTGATTATATTCTCATTTGCGGCAAGGTATTATTTCAGCGAGAAGTATAACAAGCTGTTTTATCCGTGTTTCGTTATGGTCATATTTCAGGGAGTGATGACGGCTGACGCTTTCGTTAATAACTATGAGACAATTTTTTCTATTTATTACGAGATTAACACTGCAATTATTCATTGCGTTATCATTTCTGCGGATTTTTGGCGCAGAGGATACCGCTTCAATTGGAGACGCACTGTTAATCACATACGGGTTTTCGCGGCTAACACTTATAGTTTATCTTGGATATGTTAATATTAAACAAACATCACTCAACCGGACCAACAAATGACAGACGCAACATTAACCAAGCTATTGATTAAATCGAACGAGAACTTATCTAAGTCAGTGGGTGAGCTTAATGAGAAGTTTGGGCGGTTTGTTGAGATAGAAGCCGCAAGGAGTGAGCGCGAGAAACATCAGCAAGAAGAGATTCAATATCTTCAGGTAGCCACAAGAGAAACAAAAAAGAGTTTACAGCAATACAAAGACGATAACGCCGAGGTGTTAAGGCGGTCAAATCGTTTATTCACATTAATGGATAGCGTATCAACCAAGATCATTACCGGTGTGGTTATTATCATATTAATCTCAGCGGGTATCGTTACATTGCCTAGCATGGTATCTAGTGCCAGCGAAAGCAAAAGCACAGGCGTACAGAGCCATGACAGCAAATAAGAAATCAATTCAACTCACATCAGAGCAATTAGATATGGCATCAAAGCTTACGCAGCTTCAGCGTAAGTTTGTTTTAGAGCTTATCAAACCAAAGACCTCACAACGCCAGGCATACTTAAATGCTGGTGGCACAGCTAAGACAGAATCAGCACAAGACCAGTCAGCAAGTCAAATCATAAGCAATCCTAAGGTTAAAGCCTTTTACAATTCTTTGCTTAGTTGTATCGCTTCAGATTCGATTATGAGCAAGCAGGAAGCGCTAGAAAGGCTTTCTAAGTCTGCCAGGGCAACAATACACGACATTTGTACGTTTAAGTTTGTAGAGGTTGTTAGTAAGGATTCTGAAGGTAACGAAAAGATTGAAATGAATACAGTATGGGAAATGAAATGTACTGATGAAATAGATCCTGTTATCGCGGCTTCAATCAAGTCAGTTACCTTTACCAAGTCGGGCCCAAAGATTGAAATGTACGATAGCAACGGTTCAATCAAGATCCTTGCTGATATGCAAGGCTGGAATGCTCCACGTAAACAAGAGATTACCGGCAAAGACGGCCAGGCTTTAGAGTTGAAAGCCGATGTAAGCGCACCGGAGATAGCCAGCGCCTTAGCTGGTTTGATGAGTAAACTATAATGATCAAAGCAAATAATCTAGAAAAAACAATAAGCGACAACCTGAACAGAATAGCTAAGGTGTTTGCAGATGAATTTACCTTGGACTCTATAGATCTAGTTAGGGAAGGCTTTGCCAATTACCTAAATGTAATAGTTGAGCATCCGTGTGATTCAAAATCTAGCGAGATCCCATTCAGTAAATTCAATTGCGTTTATTTTTTAATGGACGGTGATTACGTTGCTTATGTTGGTCAGACGTCCCATCTTAGCGCAAGAGTATCAACTCACGTTGCTGACGGGAAAGAGTTCGATTCGGTTTCATGGGTTTGTGTGGAATCTAGCGAAATGCTATTGGTCGAAGCATTCAACATAGCGCATCACAATCCATCGTTAAATGTTGAAATGGCTGGAATGAAAGAGCTTGTTTTAATGGTTGCTAAAAGAGTTAGCTAAAAGGTGGGATAGCTTGAGTGACGATATAATGCAGTGGGAACAATTAACCGATGCTGAAAAGATAGCGGTTAAGATAGCAAGTGAAGCCTCTTTTGAGGCTTTTATGCGTATATTCTTCCAATTACTGCAAGGCCAGAAGTTTAAGAAGAACTGGCATCACACATACGAGTGCTTACTTGCTGAAGATGTTTATTACGGGAAGATTAAGCGCGGCATCGTTAACGTATCACCAGGCTCAACTAAAACCGAAATATGGTCTATCCACTGGATTGTATGGTGCATCATTAAATGTATGGCTGCGGACAAGCCAAGATCAAGCCGTTGGCTACCGCTTTCGTATTCTGACGAGCTAGTTAAAGAGAACGCCAAGCGAGTTAAAGAAATCATCGACTCAGAAGAGTTTCAAACCTTGTGGCCGCTAACAGTGGACCAAACAACTAAATCAAGCGCCAACTGGTGTTATCGTGACAAGAAAGGTAATCGCCACAGATTATATGGAACATCAACCGGGGGGCAGGTAACCGGTAGGCGTGGTGGTTACATGATTAAAGAGTTTAGCGGTGCGGTAATACTTGACGATCCTATGCCACCAAAGGATATGGACTCAGGCTTGTTGATGGATAAATCAAACAAGAAGCTAAACCGAGTTGTACGCTCACGACTAGCTCATGACGATGTACCAATCATCATGATTCAACAGCGCATCGCCAAGGGCGACAGTACCGACTTCCTTCACAGCGATAAAGCGCCAGATGATTACGATCAATTCAAAGTCCCGGCGCTAATCGACCAGGAATATATTGATAGCTTGCCTGAAGGTATGCGAGCAGCTTGCATACGAGACACGGGTTTTAACGGTAAGCGTTGTTCATACTGGCCGGACAAAGAGCCGACCAAAACATTATTGGCAATGGAAAAGGCAGACAACTATATGTTTAGTGCTCAGTACCAACAAAAACCAGATGACGCCTTACAAGAAGGTGTTGTATACAAGAAAGAGATCGAGCGACTTATCGAAGAGGGCCGTTTTACTCATGTTCCTGTTGAACCATCATTGCCGGTATTCACCTATTGGGATTTAGGTTTAAATGACGATATGGTTTTATGGTTGATGCAGCCACACGGTAAAGAGCTCAGGATGATAGCTTGTTACGGGAACCGTGACGAAGGTATGGAGCATTACATTAACTGGCTTCACGACTTCAAAGACAAGTACGGCATTCGTTTTGGTGAGCATTTAGCGCCACATGACATATCGGTCAGAAACCTAATGACCAGGGAAAGCCGAATTGATACAGCCAACCGAATGGGTATCACCTTCAAGCTAGTACCACGATGCGAAAGTAAGCGCGAATCAATCAACGCTCTGAAAAAGTTATTTCCACGCCTATGGATTGATAAGGTCCGATGCGATACCGACATAAGCGGCGCAACTGGCGACCTAGCAGCTAAAACAGGCTGGAAAGGGTTAAAAGCTTTACGTAGAGAATGGGATCACAACAACGAAGTGTTTAAGGATGCAGTAGGGCCAAAGTGGGCTACCAACTTCACCGATGCTATTCAGCAAATGGGCCTACACTACAAAGAGCCAAAGCCAAAGCATGAAAATAAGCCTAGACCTAGACCCGCTTCAGGCGGTTGGCTAGGTGCTTAATGCGTAGCTATGGTGAAATAGCGGGAGTATCATTTCAGGCTAAAGGTTTTGATATTCACAATTTGGCGTATCATTACAGAATACGGGACGGTCAGCGCAGTGCTTCAGTCTATGTTAATACCATGCTCGAACTTAAAACCGAGATAAACCGATTTATTAAAGAGGATAGCGACCAATGGCAGACGAACTATTAAAGCCAGGCGATAAGAAATCTGCTAAGGCAACCAGCAAAGAAGATGAACAATCCGTATTGGCAACAGCCAGGAAGCGAGCGCGTGACGGCGCGACCTATTGGTCTGATAACTGGAAAGCGGCAGAAGATGATTTGTTGTTTCTATCTGGCGAACAATGGCCGGCAACAGTCAAGAATGATCGTGAACTAACCGGCAGACCTTGTATCACTAACAACGTATTACCAACATTTGTTGATCAGGTGCTAGGTGATCAGCGCCAAAACAGACCAGCTATCAAAGTTAGCCCGGTAGATTCTATTCGTGTTATGCCTTCAGGTGGCGATAAGCCTACTGATTTAAAGATTGCTAACACGGCAGGCACTCAAGATTATGGCTTAGCCGAAGTGTTTACAGGGTTAATCAAAAACATTGAGTACAACTGTGATGCTGAAACAAGCTATGACATTGCGTTTCAATCGGCGGTTGAGTCTGGCATGGGATTCTTGCGTGTTCGCAGTGATTACCTGAGTGATGAAACATTCGACCAGGATATTATTATTGGTCATATCGAAGATCAATTTTCGGTAACCATCGACCCGTCAGCCAAAGAGCGCGACAAGTCAGATATGAACTGGTGCCTTATCGATGACGTTATGGAAAAGTCGCAGTTTGAAAAGCTTTATCCTGATGCCAATACCGACCCGGTAGGCAGTGAAGGTGATCAATCAACATGGTTTGCTGAAAACACGGTTAGAGTAAGTGAGTATTTCACTCGCGAACCAGTAGTTAAAGTTGTTTACCTGCTTAGTGATGGGCGCACAGTATACAAAGACGAGATAGAGCCAGTGCTTGACGAACTTGAAGCAAAGGGAATCGAAATAAAGCGCGAGCGCAAAGTTAATGCCCACAAGGTTTACTGGCGCAAGATAACCGGGTTAAACGTTTTAGAAGGTCCGATTGAGGTTAAGTGTTCAACTATTCCAGTGGTGCCGGTATGGGGTAAAGCGCTTACTATCAAACAAAAAACAATGTTTAGATCAATCATTCGCCACAGTAAAGATGCTCAGCGCATGGCTAACTATTGGGACAGTGCAGCAACTGAATCGGTAGCGCTTGCACCTAAAGCGCCGTTTATTGGCAGTGAGGGCCATGTTGAAGGCTATGAAACGCAGTGGTCAACAGCAAACACTAGCAACAGCGCATTGCTTACTTACGTTCCGCAATACCAAGGCGACCCAGGACCAAGACGCGAGCAGCCTTCAGCAGTGCCGGCGGCAGAAATCACACTGGCAATGAACTCGACAGACAAAATCAAGTCAACGTTAGGCATGTATGACGCATCAATGGGCGCACAAGGCAATGAGACTTCAGGCAAGGCTATTGTGGCAAGGCAGCGCCAAGGTGACAGAGGTTCGTTTACCTTCATCGATAACTTAACTAAAGCCATTCGCCGTGTTGGTAAGATTTGTGTTGAAATGATCCCGCACATTTACGATACAGAGCGAGTCGTTCGATTAAAGTTCACTGACGAAAGCGAAGATTTTGTAAAGCTTAACGAGCAGATTCTTGATGAACAAACAAACAAATGGGTAACCATCAACGATCTAGGCGTGTCAAAGTATGATGTAGTTGTTACTACTGGCCCGGCATATTCAACGCAGCGAGTAGAAGCGGCTGAATCACTAATGGCATTCGCTCAAGCAGTACCGGCGGCGGCTGGTGTTATTGCTGATTTGATTGCTCAAAACTTAGATTTCCCTGGCGCTGATATAATGGCTGAACGTCTTAAAAAGATTGTTCCACCTGAAGTATTGACGGCTGAAGAGCGCGAGACTATCGCCAAAGACCAGCCAGCACAGAAAGAGCCAACGCCAGAGCAGCAAATACAAATGGCAGAGCTAGACGTTAGAGGCAAAGAGGTTGAAGCCGACAACATGAAAGCTCAGGCCGATATAGCCAAAGCTGAAACTGAACTTGTTAAGGCGCAGCTACAAAGCGCTGAAGCTCAAGCGAAACTACAAGTGATTAACACCGGCGCAGCCAACGGAGATCAAGCTTATATGCAAGTTAAGCAGTTGGTGGCCCAGGCAATGGCAGAGCTAATGCAAGGTAATCAGGCTATTAATGCTCAATAAGTGACATTTAACCTTGTTAGTATTATGATTAACAAAGCTACTAGCGGCTTATCACTAGGCAAAAATTCGTATAGGACTTATACGCCATGACAGTAGAAACAAACCAAGACGAAACGGCAGGTTTTGTCACTTCATCAAGTGACCTGCAATTAGATGCATCAACAGAACAGGAAACGCATACAGAAGAAGAGCAGGCCAGCTTAGATACTGATGCTACTGAAGCTGATGAAAACACCGAAGGCAGTGAAGGTGATGATCCCGGTAAAGATTCTGATACCGCCGCACAAGATAAGACTAACAAGTCTAATGGTGTGCAAAAAAGAATCGACAAAGTAGTAAGGGAGCGTGAAGATTTACGCCGTCAAAACGAGGCTAAAGACAAACGCATTGCCGAGCTAGAAGGCAAGGGGAAAGCTGATGTAGCTAAAGAGCCGGTAGAAGCCGACTTTGAAACGTATGACGCTTACCTTGATGCTTTAGACGCTTACGACAACAAGCCCGAAAGCGTAGAAAGCAAGAAGCCTGAAGAAGCCAAAGACGAACCAGGTGCTTTAACTGATAATCAAAAAACGGCTATGGCTGTTATTCGTGAATCGATTGAAGCGGCTAGCAAGCCCGATGATTTTGAAGCGGTAGCGCTAGATCCTAAAGTTCCTATTACTGGCGATATGCTTGAAGCTCTAGCCGAATGTGAAGATCCCGCAAAGGTCATGTATCACTTAGGCAAAAATGCTAACCTTGCTGCTGAGATTGCTTCTGGTTCGCCAGCTCAGCAAATGCGAGCAATCGCAAAACTTGACCTGACGGTGACGAGCAAGCCTCCGAAGCCGACAAAAACAACTAACGCGCCTGATCCGATTGTTCCGGTTGGTGGTACTAGCGTTCACGAAAAGGCAGTAGGTGAAATGTCATATTCTGAATACGAAGCTCACATGAACAAGAAAGAGCAGTCTAAAAAATCTTGGTAAATTAAAAGGAAGCTATCATGGCTGATCAAAAGAACAACCTATTAACGAGCGATATTATCGCTAAAGAAGCATTGCGCTTATTAAAAAACAACCTAGTGTTTGCTAAATGCGTATATCGCAACTATGAGCAAACGTTCGGCAAAGTGGGTGATACTATTCGCCTTAAAAAGCCTTTCCGTATTAAGTCACAAAGCGGTCGAGTGCTGTCAAAGCAACCAATGGTTGATCAAACCATTCCATTTAAGATTGAGTATCAAGAGCATATCGGCCTTGAAATCACTGTTAAAGACAAGACGCTTGATATTACTCAGTTCTCTGAGCGCTACCTAAAGTCGGGTATGGTGCAGATTGCTAACAAGATTGACCGCACATTAGCTATGACGCTAAAGAAAGCATTCCACTCGTCTGGTACGCCAGGTGTTCGCCCAGGTAAGTATATTGATTTTGCTAACGCAGGCGCTAAGCAAACTACTTACGGTGTACCGCAAGATGGTATGCGTAACGCTGTACTTGATCCGTTTACGTGTGCCTCATTATCTGACGAAGTCACTAAGCTGTTTGAGTCTGCAATGGTTAAGGGTGCATATAGCGCAGGTTACAAAGGTAACGTAGCAAGCTATAACACTTACGAAACTCAAAACTTGCCTAAGCATACAGTGGGTAACTATGGTGGCACTCCTTTAGTTGCTGGAGTTATCACCAATGGTAATTCAATCACTACTGACGGCTGGACCGCTTCACGCACTGGATTACTTAAAGAAGGTGATGTAATTACTTTTGCTGGTGTTTATGGTGTTAACCCGCAAAACTATGAAACAACTGGCTTCTTACAAGAGTTCGTTGTATTAGCTGACGTAGATTCTAGCGCTGGTGGTTTAGCGACTATCACTGTTTCACCTTCATTAAACGATGGTACGCTAACAACTACCAACGCTGACGGCGACACTATCAGCTTGGGTGCATTCCAAAACGTGACAGCATTACCAGCGGATAACGCGCCGGTAACTGTACTTGGTTCGGCAAACACTACTTATGAACAAAACTACTTGTTCCATAAAGAGGCTATCGCTTTAGCCATGATTGAATTGGAATTACCAGAGTCAGCAGTAGTTAAATCTAAAGTTGCCGACCCTGAAACCGGTTTAACATTGCTAATGACCGCAGCGTATGACATTACGCAACAGTCAGAGATTACCCGTATTGATGCTGTATGGGGTGCTCAAATGATTTACCCTGAACTAGCATTACGCTTATGGGGTGCAGCGACTAGCTAATAACTAGCCCAACAAACAAGCCGGCCATTGTGCCGGCTTTTTGGGTGAAAGCTTTCAACAAATATCATCAAAGGATCTTCCCATGGAAAAAGTAATTAACCCAAAACGCCCTACATACCTATTCAGCGCTTCAGAGCCAAAAGGCAAAATGTTTGCATTAACCGATGAAGAGTTAGCAGCAAAATTAGATGACGGCTGGTTTGATACTCCGGCGCATTTAGAGTTGCCAGAAAATAACGACACTGGTGTAACGCTTGAACAAGTTGGTAACGCATCACCTGAAGATCTTGTCTCCCTGGTGACTTCATACGGCTTTATCGTGTTAACGCCTGAGCAATTAAAAGCTGAAGCCAATAAAATGGCGGCAGTCGCTTTCGATGTAACTAACCTTACTGATGAAGCCTTGCTTGCTGAAGCTGAGCGCCGTGGCTTAAAGGAAAGCTCAAGCGATAGCGTAACACCTGAATTTCAGTTAATGCGCGACCAGTTCGGTGAAGAGCCAGAGCGCTTAACTAAAGAAGAGTTAAAACTACTAGGTAACACTGATTACCAGTTAGGTTTAACAATGAACATGAGCGAAGCAACCATGATCGCTAAAATCACTGAAGCAATGAACGAAGGCGAATAACTATGACTACCACGGTAGGGGATATAATCCGCAGCTCTATGCGAAAGATTGGCGTACTAGCAGCCGGTGAACCCTTACCGGCTAACGAGGGCGATGACGCTTTAAAGGTTTTCGCCCAAATGGTAGACGCCTGGACCAATGAAACATTGCTTATCCCAGTGGTAAGCGTTGTAACCCACCAGCTAACTATAAATCAGTCTAGCTATACTATTGGCGTTTATCCTGAGCCAAAGCCTGATCCATTACCTGATAATCATATTGAAACGGCGAGGCCAGTAAAAATACTGTCATCGTTTATTCGTGATCAATACGATACTGATTACCTGGTTACTCCAATGGCAGTTACTACCTTCTCAGGTATTAGCCGCAAAACAAACGAGTCTAGACCTTCATACATTTACATGCGTGAAGGTTGGCCGTTAAATGAATTGATATTTGACTCATTACCGTATGACAGCGAAACGCTTCACCTTGAAGTCATCCAGCCATTAAGCGGCATATTGCCTATTGCCTGTTTAACTGAAGTTATCAGCTTACCACCAGGCTATGAGCGAGCGCTTATCTATAACTTGTGTTTAGATTTGGCCGATGAATGGGGTAAGCAAGTAAGCAACACGATTGCTATTCACGCGACCGAAGGCAAGAAGTGGTTGAAGCGCAACAACTACCGCGACATAGCGCTAAGGGTTGATCCCGCAATTGCTAGCCGTCAAAGCGGTTATGGCACATACGATATTACCGGCGGTCCATAATGCAAAAAGAAATCCCATTAGCGGCGAATACTTCAGAGCAAGATATTTCAGGTAATGAATTACTTGTTAACGTTTACCCTAGAAGTTCCCAAGGCGGGAAGTATCCGTTTACGTTAATTGGTACGCCTGGGCTAGCCTTCTTTTGTGAATTGCCTACATATCCAGTATTAGGCCTACACAACAACAAAGGTCGAGTGTTTGCGGTTACTCCTACAAAAATGTATGAAATCTTTAAAACAGGTAAATACAAAGAGCTAGGTGATGTTGATTTAAAAGGCCGTGTATCGATGGAAGATAACGGCATTCAAGTTGTTGTTGTTGATGGTTACAAAGGCTTCTACTTTGACGCAGCATTAAACGAAGTTAAGCAGATCACTAGCGAGGCATTCTATCCAGCTACAACGGTTACCTATCAAGATGGTTACTTTCTTTTTGAGCGTAAAAACTCAGGCCAGTTCTTTATATCAAAACTACTGAGCATTGAGTTTGATGGTTTGGATTATGCTACCGCAGAAGGGCAACCAGATAACCTGGTCGCGGTACTTAGTGATCATCGAGAAATATTCTTGTTTGGTGAAGATACTATTGAGGTCTGGTATAACTCAGGCGCAAGTGACTTTCCATTTGAACGTAACCAAGGCGCATTTATTGAGAAAGGGTGCGGCGCACGTTATACCGTAGCAAAGCAAAACAACACGGTTTACTTTGTTGGATCTGATTTGATGGTGTACCAAATGAGCGGTTACACACCGGTACGCATAAGCACACACGCAGTAGAGGAAACATTAAAGGGTGTTGATCTTAGCGACTCGTTTGCATATACGTATCAAGACGAAGGCCACTTGTTTTATGTGCTAACAATACCGAGCAGAGATTTAACCTGGTGCTATGACATTTCTACCGGCGCATGGCATATACGCCAAAGCTACCAGTTTGGGCGGCACCAATCTAACAACGCCATTTTCTTTGACTCAAAAACATTGGTCGGCGACTTTCAGAACGGGCGCATATACCAAATGGCAAGCAATTATTATACGGATGACGGTGAGCCGGTTATTCGTGAATTTGTATTGCCAACGGTAAATAATGGGCGAGAGTTTTTAACAGTGGATAGCCTAGAGTTTGATATGGGTACGGGTGTTGGGCTGAATCATGGCCAAGGTGTTGACCCTGAGTTGCGAGTTTATTTCTCTAAAGACTCAGGCAAGACGTATAGCCAAAATTTTAAGCGCGGCACCATTGGGAAAATGGGCCAATACTCTTGCCGGGCTAAAGTAAATCGTTTTGGTGCTGCTAGGCAGTTCACATTTAAAGTTGAAATATCAGACCCTATACCAATTGATATTGGCGGGGCGTGGGTTGAGGTGCGCTAATGGCAGATGCTAACCAGGTTTCAAAGCCTCCACTACAAACGGCTATAGTTGATCAGTCCGGGTTACTTACTCGCGCCTGGTCGGTTTGGTTTAGAGACTTATACAACCGAACATCATACAAGGGTGGTAATGCCATTGACGAAAACAAGGCGGCACTTGATAGTGAGCTACTTGATGTAAACTCTTCACTGGCTGAAGTTATCGAGCAGGTTAACGAAGATGGTACAGCGTTTGTTGCACACGTAAACGACAATGCAGCGCATGGGGCCAATGGTGATATAGTAGGCTTTAATGATTTGGCTGAAGAAGATTTAGCCGGATTAGTTAAAAGGATGGTAGCAATAGCTGATGGTGTTGATTCAATAGTTGACATTGTAACGGATGATTTATTGCCAGCGCCGGCAGCTTATGATCAGGCATATACTGATTTAATGGCAACGCTTACCAATGAAAATAAAGCGGCTGTTAATCAGTTGTCTATTGATCTTAATGCTGCTATTGCAGTGCTTAACAATCTACTAGCTGAAAGCAAAGCTTCAGGACAAATGACAGAGTAAGGGTTCAACATGAGAGAGACAAATGCAAATCTTGATGAAGGCCGATCGCTTGCCATAGTTGCGGCGGTTTCTTCAATGGACGTATTAGACCGAAGGGCAAAACTAGGAGCGCTTGAATCTGCAATGCTTCAAGAGGACCAAGTTAACATCCCCGTTAATCATCGTTTTAGTGGTGGCATATACGCTCGCGAAATAACTATTCCAAAAGGCACACTGTTAACTGGTCGCATTCACAAGTTTGATCACTTTGATATTATGCTCAGCGGTGATGTATCTGTATCAACCGATACCGGCGAGGTTAAGCGGTTAACTGGCTTAAATATTATGGAAGGTAAAGCGGGTAAAAAACGTGCAGGTTACGCGCATGAGGATACTCACTGGATCACTTTCCACTGTGCTGAAGAGCGCGACCCTACAGAAATGTATCAGTTTTTAACTTGTGGCTCGTTTGAAGAGCTCGAAGATTTTAACCTAAGACTAGAACAGGCAATGGCTAAGCTAGCTAATGACGAAGCCGTATTGACTGACATAGCTAAATCAATAGTGAATAAGGGGGATTTATGTCAGTAGTTGCAGCGGCGGTAATTGGTAGCGCGGTTGTTGGCGCGTACTCGGCCAGTAAATCAGCAAAAGCGCAATCTAGCGCAGCACAACAAGGCATGGATGCTGAAGAGCGCATAGCTTATGAAAACAGAGAATTACAGCGAGAGCTAGCAAACCAGCAGCGTGAAGATTTTGCACCGTGGCGTGATGTTGGTGCGCAGGCTTTAGATAAGATTTGGGCCGGCGTTCAGTCTGGCGAATTTCAAGTAGGCAATATTGATGTAACCCAAGACCCAGGCTATCAATTCAGAATGGACCAAGGTGTTAAGGCTTTGGATAGTTCAGCGGCTGCGAGAGGTCTTTTACTTAGTGGTGCGCAACAAAAGGGGATCGCCGAATACTCGCAAGGATTAGCTAGTCAAGAATACGCTAACGCTTATGCTCGCGAGTCGAACGAGAAAGCGCGTCAATTTAATATCCTTTCTGGCTTATCACAAGGCGGTCAATCTTCAGCAGCAGGGCAAGCGCAAGCCACCAGCCAACTAGCGGCGACTGAAGGTAATATAATGTCGAACCTAGGTCAGACTATGAACCAAGGTTATCAAGCCCAAGGCCAAGCGAGAGCAGGCGCTTATCAAGGCATGGCGCAAGCAACAAACCAGGCGGCACAAAACTGGTTAACTTATAAAACGATAGGAGCGTCTTAACATGGCAGCTAATCAGTATGGCATTGACCTTGGAGAAATCTACCGCACTAAAGCAGCGGTTGAAGGTGCGAGAACCCAAAACAAACTATCATCATTACAGCTAAGCGAAGCAGAGCGAGAAGTAGCCCAGCGTCCAGAACGTGAGCGACAAGCTAACGAGCAACGCAATATGTTAACCGGATTAAGAAGCAAAGCCGTTGGCGGTGATGTTGACGCACAGCAGCAGTTACTAGCTTTAGATCCTGAAGGCGGCGCAAGCTTTATCAATGCTATAGGAACTATGGACAAAACAAAGCGCGAAGCAGTTAAGCGAAGTGTTGATGAAATGGGGCAATTAGCTGGCTACGTGCTTCAAGGCAAAACACCGGAAGAGCAAAGCAGACGTTACGGTCTGATGCGACAAGGCGTCTCTAAAGAGGTCCAATCTAAATTACCCGAAAGCTTTGATCCTAACTTTATGGAATTGTCACTATCAAAAGCTATGGCAATGGATAAGATTTTAGAAAATCCTAAAGTGATCAAAGTCGGTGGTGAGGACGTTGTTTATAAGCAAGGTCGTGAAATTGAGCGAGCAGCAACGCCAGTTAAAGCGGCAAGCGGAACAGGTAGCGATGAATTAAAATCAGGTGATGAAAGCTTGATGTATAAGCAATCGGTTGAATTGTTAGGCGGCTTATTCGACCAGGCCGGTAACATAACAAACCTTGACCCAACGGTTAGAGGCAAAATCCAAGCTATCACTACCGAAGCAACTAAGATATTTCGTGCTGGTGGCGTTACACGGTCCGATGCAGTTGCGCAGGCAGCTAGTAAATTCGGAGTGCAAGTTCCAACCGCTAACAATATGAGCGATAATGATCCTCTAGGGCTACGCTAATTTAAGGAGAACCGCCGTGAGCGAGTTCATTAAAGACTTCAGAATAAAGAACCCACAGTATAACGATATGGCTGATGACCAGTTGGTTACAGCCCTTCACACTAAATACTATTCAGACATTCCTATTGAGCAATTCAATCAAAAAATTGGCTTTCAGTCTTTACCTGGTGCGCTAGATGTTACACCGGTACAGGCTTATGTTGCACCAATCGAGCAAGATAATTCACCTTTTCAGGTAAATTCTTTACTAGAACAAGATAATTATTTACAACCTAATCAACAGATAGATGCTTACACCGGCGCAGCGTCAAAGCCTATTGAGCAGAAATCAATGATTGAGTTGATAGGCGATAAGCTTTCTGAAATTGGCGGCGGCATTGCTTCAGGTGTTGAGGGCGCATATCCACAAGCTAAGCTTCAAGTGGCAGGATTAATGCAGCGCGGCGAGCCAATGACCGCAGAACAGTTTGAGCAGAAAAAGAATAATATCGGCATGGGTATGTTTAATACCTATGACGACTATTTAAAGTTTGACCAGGTTAACAGACCGCTTTCAAATTTACTCGCAGACAAGGGCAAGCAGATTGCCACAGATACCCGCACAGATTTAAAGCCTAGCCAGTTTGAAAAAGGTTCGCCAGGTTATTACTCAGAAGCCATTGCCGGTTCGGTGGTAAACATGCTGCCAACATTGGGCGTATCATTAGTTGGTCGCCGCCCTGATATTGGCTTGGGTATTATGCTCGCCCAATCAAAAGGTGGCGCGTATGAGTCCGGCAGACTTGAAGGCTTAACACCTCAAGAAGCCGACACGTATTCATCAATGATTGCTGCAGCAGAAGCAATACCTTCAGCTATTCCAGTAATGGCACTTTTAAAGCCTACTGGCAAAATCCTAACCGATATGGCTACAGCAGGCATTGCCGAAGCAGGCCAGGAAGGGTTAACCCAAGCAATTCAAGCAGGCATAGACAAAGGTTACATTAAACCTGATATGACTATGGCCGAAGCTATCGACCGCATTACAGAGGGCGCGATCATTGGCGCGGGTGCTGGTGCAACTATGTCGGTAGCCACTTCAAAGTTTGCCGACTCTATGAACGAGCGCGAAAAACAAAAGTTAATTGAAACACAGCTAGAAGCCGAATTTGATAAGTCGCTACCTGATGCCAATCAAGCGGAGCTAGATGCTATGTCGCCAGATAAGGCGCAAATCAAATCAACACAAGCAAATATTAACCAACAAAATCAAACGCTTGAAGCAAAGCGGCAAACGCCTGAAATGGTCGTTACCGCAAATATTGAACCTCAAGAAATAGATAAGGCTAAGCCAGCACAACAAGAGCCGGTTGATTTCACTCCACCAGCTAAGGAAGCGGAAAAGCCAACTAAGCAACAAGTAACCGGTAAGCAAGTTGTTGAGGCGCCAATTGACGAGATAACCATTAGCAAAGACGTTCCACAGTTTAAAGAAGGTGCAAACGTTAAAGGTGTAGTTGAGCCATTAGGCGGCAAGTTTGAAAGAACAGGTGTAGCGCCTATACAAATTTGGGTTCGTGAAGATGGTCGAAAAGAAGTGATCAGCGGTCGCCACCGCTTAGACCTGGCCGAGCGAAGCGGCGAGAAGTCTATACCGGCACAATATCATTATGAGGCTGAAGGTTTCGGAGCAGATCAAGCGGCCGTACTCGATGCCATGTTAAATATCCGTGAAGGTCAAGGAAAGGTAAAAGATTATGTCGATTTCATCAAAGCAACAAAACCAAGAAAAGCCGAAGCCGAATCACAAGGAATACTGGCAAGGCAGACGGGAAAGCGGGCTTTCACAATCGCAACTGAAGGAAGTGATGCGCTCATTGCCAGCCACAGAAACGATCAGCTAACCGATGAAGCAGCCACAAGAATAGCCGAAGCAGCGCCGAAGAGTGAAAAACTTCAGGCCGTTGGCATAAAGGCTATTCAAGAAGGCAAAACGATTGCTGTAGCTGAAAACATGGTTAAAGCCGTTAAGTATATGGCAAGCGAATCATCACAAGACAGCGGTGATCTGTTTGGCTTTGATGACTCAGCAATGGTTGAGGCTGAAAAGCTAGCAAAGGCAGCAGCGAAAAAACAAGCTGAAATACAAAAGACCTTATCAGCGGTCCAGGGCGCGGCAAAAAACCCAGCGCTTGCGGCTAAAGAAGGAGTGGACGTTAAAGATCCTGAAGCGGTTAAGGCTAGGATTAAAGCTTTGCACGATGAAAAGCGCGAGTGGTCCAACTGGCACACTAACCCAGCGCTAGTATCAGAGCTAAAAGGCAGTGACTTTAATTTATCCCAGGAAACTGAATCACAACGGGCTAGCCGTGAAAAGTCTGAAGCCGAAGCAAGTAAGACCATTGAAGCCGAAGCAAAGCAAAGCAGTGATATGTTTGAAGCCGACAAGCAAGTCGATGATTTTACATTAACAGGCTCAGACCGTTCGGCTGATGTTGCGGCGGCATCAGGCCAAACGGATATATTTTCACAGCCAGAAGTTAAACCGGAGCCAAAAAGCAAAAAGCTAACGCCAGAAGAACGCGAAGCGTTTATGGATAGCCTTGAAGAAACTCAGGCAATGATTGCCGAAGCTGGTAAGCGTGACAAAACTAACCCACGCTATAAGTCTTACCTTGATTCACTTGAGGAAGGCTCCGAACCTAGTAACCCTGATTACATGGCTTTCATTGTAAAAATGGGTAAAGAATACCGTAAATCAAAAGGTTTGCGCAGTGATGCTGAAATAGGGCTGGACAAAGGTTTTACTGATTTTATAGCCAGCGCTACCGAAAAAACCAGAACAGTAACCCAGGAAGATGTAAGCGACCAGGTACTTGATAGTTTTGAAACAGCGGAGCAGGCTAGAAAATGGCTTGCTAATAACGCAAAGGATCCAGTATTTAGAGAATTAGCGGAAAGCCTAACAAACCTTATACCTTCAGATATTGAGTTTACTCATTCAAAGGAAGAAGCTACCAGTAGCGGAAGGGTTAAAGGCCGGTACACTTACAAAGAGGCAAGCGGTAACGTTATCGATAACAGAGTCATCATTTACCCAAAGGGTAAGAATGAATCGACTTTAACCCATGAGCTTATTCATGCCGCAACGTCTTACACTATTCGCAACCCTGAAAACGACACGCAAAAGAAAGCCATTAAGGATATTGAAGATCTAATAGTTCACATTAATGCGCGTCAGTATCTTTTTGCTGAAGGCATTACAACAGAAGAGCGCAACTCTTTACGGTCCGGCCTTGGTAATGTTGACGAGTTTGTTACTCACAGCTTGACGCACCCAGCGTTTCAACGTGCGTTAATGAAAATCAAGCTACCAAATGACAATGAAACCGTATTCACTCGATTAGCTAAAGCGATTAAATCAATGCTTGGCATAAAAATGAGTGACGGCTATTTTGAGCGAGCTATTGCGGCTTCATCTAAGCTAATCGAAGTCACACCAGGCAGAGAAAAAACTAAGCTTGAAACTGAAAAGTCTACCTTCCCAATCGCTAAGGCTGATCCGGATGCAGCAGAAGTTATCGGAGGCAATGAAAAAACAGATAGAAAGATAACAAGCGCAACATACGAAAGGGCAAAAAAACGAACAGAAAAAAGCGTTGAGGGCTTTGTAAGTGGAAGCGGTTCTGGCGGGAATATTCCTGTTAAGTATAAATATGCTGAACACCCACTGGCTGCGTTTGATCAGTTTAAAGCATCTATAAGGAATCAAACCGCGACAGCAGATGAAATAAAATCAAGTGCAAAAGAGTTGGTTGATAATAAAGATTCTGTTATTGCGGCTATGAGTGAAAGAGCGTTCACTAAAGCAATGCTTCAGGAGATCACACGTTCGCCACGTTCAGACCTTAAAAAACCTCAGATGGTTAAGCAGGCTTTCGAGTCCATGCTTTCTTCTCACGTTATGGCTGATGCAACCTTTACCATTTTTGGAGGCTCAAAGTCTTATGAAGAACAGATACTAGAAAAGGTAAATAACCAGACACAAGCCGATGTTGATAAAAACTACGAGAAGCAGCGCGAATACCGGGCAGAGCGAGCGAAGCAAAAAGAAACTTTTGTTAAGTCGCTTACTAACCCTGAAACGCTACCAGAGTTAAAAGAGTTTATTCGTGTTCGCGGCAAAGACAAGATGACCGCTGAGCAGCTTAAAACTTATGACGAGTTTGTTGCCGAATCAATGCGCGAAGAAGGTACGCCGGTAATTGTAAAAGGCGAAGCGGAAGCCATTAAAACCGAACGAGCTCAAACTAAGCACACTAAAACCGGTGATGATCTGTTTGTCGTTAAAATGGTAGGCCGTGTTGAGAAGGACCACTTCAGAGAATTGAGCGCAAAAGCCAAACAATTGGGCGGCTATTACTCTTCATTTGCAAAAGGTGAAGCTATCCCAGGCTTTCAATTCAAAACCACTGAAGCGGCAGACCAGTTTGAACAGTTGTTAAATGGTGCTGACGTAGACAAAAGCAACTTCCAAGAAGCTAAGGCCGAAGTGAAGCAGGCTAAGAATGCCGACAAGCTTTTAGATATGGCTCAAAAGCTAGAGGATAAAGCTAACGAAGAGATTAACCGGCCACGACAAGCAAACACAGCTAGACGCGCATCAATGGCGGCTGGTGGCATTGAGAGAGCCGAGAAGCAGTTAGCACTTGCTAAGACTGTTAGAAACATTGCCATTAAACTTCAGGAAGGCACAACGGTTCACTTAGGCAAGCTAAGCCAGGTAACACAGCTTGAAGAGTTAATATCAATTCAAAACAGAGCAATCCCAAGCACAATGTACGAACATGGTTCATTTGATGGTTACTCTATTAATCGACCACTAAAAGACGGTGTGACGGTTGAGGATTACATTAACCTGGTTGAACTGCCTGTTATCGAATTGGATAAAGGCATTGTTGGAAGAATTGCTGAATCGCTGAAGGGTAAAAAAGGTTATGCGCGTTTAGCGGCTGAACTTTCAAGGTTACCACAAGGCAAGCGCGAACATTTATACAAACTAACCACTGAGCAAAGTGAAAAGATACTAGCAGCCAATAAAGCCGGTTTAATCGACACGCATTTAAGCTGGCTACCGGACCAAGTATCAACTCTTTCGCGTTTGAACAAATTGGGTATCACCACTGGCGAGCAGTTACGTGCCGCTATTCGTGAACTTGATTCTATGCGAGTGGCAAAGCGACAAGCTGATCCTATCAAAAAACTTGAGCGCGATTTAGTCGGTAAGAAAATTGAAGGCTTTTTTCCGACACCGACAGAGCTAGTTGATCAAATGATTGATTACGCCGACATTCAAGAAGGCCATGAAGTGCTTGAGCCTTCAGCGGGTAAAGGTAATATTGCCGACCAAATAAAAGTATCGGCACCAAACGCCACACTTGATGTTGTTGAATACAACGCATCACTAGCCGCACTGCTTGAAGCCAAAGGTTATAACGTTGTAGGTAATGACTTCTTACAATACAAGGGTAAGCAGTACGACCGCATTGTAATGAATCCACCGTTTGAAAACTTCCAGGACATTGACCACGTAAAACATGCTTATGACTTATTAAAGCCTGGCGGAAAGCTGGTGGCTATTATGGGCGCAGGCGTTAAGAACTCGCGCAGCAAAGCGGTTGAGTTTAGATCATGGCTTGATGATATGGGGTCTTATATCGAAGATTTGCCAGAGGGCAGCTTTAAAAATGCTGAGCGCTCAACTGGTGTTAACACGGTAATGGTCACTATTGAAAAGAATGATGATAACACGCTTAGTTATAAAACAACTGACAGCAAAGTTTCAAAGCCGTCAAAAACCGGTGAGCGCATTTTTAACGCGCCAGGCCATAACTATATTGGAATGTTTAGATCGTCAGGCGTACCGCTAAGACAAGAAGCGGTTACCATCGAAGGCCGCACGATTAGAGTGCCAGATAAACCGCAGCGCATTGAGCCGATAATGAGCAAGTTAATTGAGATTACCGGTCGCCGCATTTATTTCGGAAAGCTTAAAGGAAAATCACAGCAAGGATTTTACCGTCCTAATGTTGGCGAGATACGCACACGCCGCAAAAATGACATTGAAGTTTTAGCGCATGAAATGGCCCATTACTTAGATGTTTATTCAAACGTTACGCTGCCAAACTTCCAAAGGCTTTACAAGGAGGCCCGTTATAACAATGAAGTTAAAGCGCTCAGTTATACGGATGCAACGCCAAGACTTCAGCAGATTGAAGGCTTTGCTGAGTTTGTACGCCTATGGCTAACCAACTCAAACGAAGCACAACTAAGAGCGCCAGAGTTTTACAATGCGTTTAATGAATTACTAGCCAGAGATAAAAAGCTATCTAGCAAGATGCGCGATATGCAAGAGCTTATGCACAAGTTCTACTTCCAAGGCGCAGACAAGTTAGGGCAGGCGTTAATAGGTAAGGATCTTTCATTTGGCCATAGATTTAACGAATGGAAATACCGCCGCGATTCGCGCATTCGTCAACAGTCTATTGACCGCTTTCATGCTGCTAGAAAGGTTGAGCAAGAGCTAACCCGTAAAATTGGTACCGTTGGCGAGTCTGCCTGGAAACAGTTACGCATTGCCAATGGTGGCGCTGAAGGGATCAGCGATTACATTCTTAACTATGGCACCGTTCAGTTTGATGAAGCCGGAGACTTGAAGCCAAGCGGAGCAAGCTTGCACCAGGTACTTGAGCCAGTTAAAACCATTACGGTTAAGCCTGAGCACAAAGGCACTCAAAAAATTGATTTGTTGATGCGTTACTTTGTTGGTCGCCGCGCTTTAGAGCTGCATCGTCAAGGCCGTGAAAACCTGATACCAAAAGAAACCGCTAAAGAGTGGGCCCGTCTGGGTTCGGATTATCCTGTGTTCGAAACCATTCAAAAAGAATACCAGGCGTTTAACGATCGCATGATGGACTTTTACGAAGAGGCCGGAATGATCACGGCTGAAGGTCGAGCTATTATGCAATCAATGAACAAGGACTATGTACCGTTTAACCGTATACGTGATCAGTTAGCTGGTGGTAAAGGTGGAAAAGGCGCAGGTTTCCAAAAACTAAAAGGTGGTACCGCAAACTTAAACGACATACTTGTAAACATTCAAGACGGCATTGTTGCCAACGTTCAAGCGGCATTAACTAACCGGGCTAAGCAGCGACTTTATCAATACATTTCAAACCATAAAGACGGTGCTATCTTTGCGACTAAAATATCAACCGACTCAAAGCCGGTTCAGGTTTACGCCGATGATATGCAGGCAAAGATAAAAGAAGTGTTAGAAAACAACGGCATACAGTTTGAAGGTGATTTAGATTTAGCGAGTAAAGACCTGCTTACATTCTGGCAGCATGGCGTGGCACCAAAATTAAACGAGTCGGGTAACATTGTTGATTCAGTGATCATCAATGGCAAGCCGAAGTATTACGAAGTTCAAGATCCATTACTTCAAGAAATGCTTGTCGCTATGAACCCTGAAAGCTATAGCTCGTTTATGAATGTGATGTTTGGCGTTAAAAACTTCTTTACCCGTTCGATTACTTTAGGCATTGAATTTACCGGCGCAAACTTAGTGCGCGATACGGTAGGAGCAACGTTCCTAAGCAAAAACCACTTTATCCCGTTTGTAAGTTCTTTCCAGGGAATGTACTCGTTTTTTGCTAAAGATAAGTATTACCAGGACTTTATACGTTCAGGTGGCGGACACTCAGGCAGGCTTGAAGGCGCAACACGCGACAGCCAAGCAAGACGCAGAGTTAAGCTTGACGAGTTCGGCGTTATGACAGGGCCAGAAAGATTACTAAGCACAATCGATAACTTAGCCAGCGCTTTTGAATATGGCACACGTATCGGTGAGTTTAGGCTTTCAAAGAAAAGCGGTAAGTCAGATATGGACGCAGGCTTTGAAGCGCGAGAAATATCAACTGACTTTAGCGTACACGGCGCTAATCATTTCTTAACCGGCTACATTCGCACAGTGCCATTTTTAAACGCCATGGTGCAATCACAGGACCGTGTTTATCGTGAAGCATTGGTAAGTAAAAAATACAATGGCAACCCTACCGGTATGGCTATGAAAGCAATGTTAGGAATTACTTTGCCAACGCTATTGCTTTACCTGGTGAACAAAGACGATGAAGATTACAAGGAGATCCCCGACTATGAAAAGCGCACAAACTGGCATATTAAAACGGGTGAAGGTCAATTTGTAAAAATCCCACGCCCTTATGATGTTGGTTTTGTTTACGCGACAATGCCTGAGTTGTTTTTTAAGTATGTTGAAGATGATAAGGGTAAGGAGTTTGCAGAAGGTATGATCTGGACCATGACGCAAATGTATGGAATCGATGGTGTTCCGGCTGCTATGACTGGCTGGTGGGATATTGTCAGAAACAAAAAATGGACAGGTGCGCCGGTAATACCACAAGCGCTTGCTGATGTTGAAGCGCCAGAGCAATACTCTTCAAATACTAGCGAGACATTTGTTCGTATGGGTGAAGCGTTAAACCTTAGCCCAATCAAAGCAGAGCATATGTTTAAGGCGTATACCGGATACCTGGGCGGTTACCTATTGGCAGGCACAGATCATTTGCTTTGGAATAAGGATGAGTTTGGCGAGAAGCCAGAAAGCAAACTATCTGAAAACGTATTTTTGCGCCGCTTCCTTACGCCAGAAGTAAGACCGGCAACCGCTAACATGGAAAAGTTTTTTGAATTAAAAGAGAAATCAGACAAGATTGTTTCTACATTTAAACAAACCATTGACGTTCGCCGCGCTATCAAAGGTCAAAATGGTGAAGGCAAATTTAAGGATGATAGTTTCTACGGGTTAAGCGGAAAAGAGAAAGCCGTTTTATTTGCGCTTAATGACTCAATGAACGACTTGATTAAAATCATGTACGGCAAAGAGGGCATAAAGACAGCAGAGTTACAAATAAAGTATGATAAGACTTTAACAGGCAAGGAAAAGCGCGAAAAAATGGATAAGCTATGGCTTACCAGGAACGATGCATTTAGTAAATACTATAATCAAGCTAATCAGGCACTACAAAAAGCCAAACGAGAAGCTAACCAGGAGAAATAATTATGTCAGTAGCTATGATTGGCCCTAAGTTTTACGCATGGGACCGCAACGGTAAGCCTTTGGCGTTTGGCAAGCTTTACACTTATCAAGCGCGAACTAATTACCCGAAAGCAACTTACAACACTGAAGATCAGATCACAGAAAACACTAACCCAATTATTTTAAACGGGGAAGGTTACGCTGATGTTTATCTTGACGGCGCATATAAAATGGTGCTCAAGGATAAAAACGATACTGAGATTTGGACCAGCGATCCGGTAACAGGGGAGCAGCTTGGAGAGTGGTCCGTTTGTCTGGCAGCATCTTATGTCAGCCCTTCGTCAATAATTGTGTCGGGTAATTTCTCTGCAAAATACAAGCCTGGCGGCAGAGTCAGAGTTGATAATGGAACATCAAGTTATTCTTACGCAAATATACTTACGTCATCATTTGCAGGCGGTGAAACTACTATAGAGCTAAGCAGCCCGGTTGTGTCTACTGGGGTTTCTGGCGTATGCGTATCTTCTGTTACTCAAGATTCCATACCAGATAGCAATCCTGGCAACGTTAACGAGTTAAAAGCGTTTGGTTATTCGCAAGGGCAAGAGATTAAAACAAAAGGATATTATGTCGCTGGTGATGGTGGAGGGGCTTCTTACTTGATAAAAACTGTAAGCCAAGCAGCATCTGACGATGATGTCATAGATGGTTATGGAAACCACTTAATGAGTAACGGGTGCGTTGCTATCCTTCAGGCTGGCAAAACGCTAATGCCGGCGAGATTTGGCCTTAAAGGTGGTGGGAATAACGACTCTCAAGCGTTTATAGCGATGAAGAACATAGCTATTAAGAAAAAAGCTGAAATAGCTATAATTGGCGAGTTCTACAGTATTTTACCAGATATTTTATCGCTATCTGATGGGGAAAATTTAAAAATAACAGGGTTAGATCGTGAAAATTCAGGCATCAAGGCTTATGGCGCTGGTGACAATATGATTACATTGGCTGAAACGTCAATGCTATCTATGAGTAATTTGTCTTTAAATGCAAGTGAGTTTGATTGCGGATTAATAAGAGGCTCTGCGACAGGCTCTGGTTTTGTAGGGGTTAGCGCTGACGGATGCTATTTTGACTGTTCAGGATCTGCCACTAAGCATGGAATTTTCTTATCTGGTAATTTGAAAAATGTCGTTATAACTAATAACATTTTTCAAGGAAGCTTAACCCCTTCAAGGGTTGGGGCTTTATATCAACTTCAGCGGTTATTATCTGTACCTGATGATGGGACTGATAGTGACGATACAAATCTGATTGTAGTCAAATACAATACATTTAAGAACGGTGCAACTCAGTTTTCCACGTTTGGGACTGCGCAGGCGATAAGCCCTCTACACGTTGTAGGCAACACTTTTTTAGATGCCGAGTGCAGATCAATGCACCTTTACCATTCGGAAGAAAGCCTTATTAGCAAGAATTTAATCAAAGGATGTAAAGGCAGACGACCCACAATAGCCGATAACAATATAGGTGGGGCTGTATGGTTGGATTTATACAGTCCTCTTGTAGACGGTTCAAGAAACTCTTCTATTTACTCTGACAACATAGTCAAGAAATGCAACGGTGTAGGAATATTTGTAGAAGAGTTTTCAGGAACGCTTTCCGGTTGGAGTGTGCTAGAAACTGGTATTTTCCTAGACGGATTCATTTATGATAACTCTAACGGCTTTGCAACCACTGGCGGATTTGGGTTTGTTGTTACCGGAGGAAGTAAGCGGTTTACGTTGGCGTGTAGGGCAGACGGGAATGTTACAGGAGTGGTAATTGATAGAAGCCTAGGCATAGCTCCTACGCTACAAATCGGGGTTGTAACAATATTAGGCAGTCACATTGATGAAAATAAAGAGCATGGTGTTTTAATTAGAAACCAAGTTAGAATGTTTCAGATGATAGGTGGTACATGCCTGGGGAATGGAAAGTCGTCATCCGGGAATTATGACGCAATACACATAACAAGAGACAGCTTAGATTCAATAACAAGCTTTGAAGTTAAAGACGTTGTGTTTGATGACGAGTCAACAACGGTGGCGTCTAGGCACTGCATTAATAAAACTTACGCAGGCGGTTACGGCGACATACAATCAAACAGATTAAACAGCTTATCAGAGTGGGTTAACTCAGGAGGAACTTTCGTTGGGCAGATTGAAAACAACAACTGCATAGGAAGCAGGGGCTTTTTGTTGTCAGGTAGCGAACGATGGTATCGTAACAATAGAGGGTATAAAACTGAAGAGTACGCTAACCTTTTGGTTACAAATGGCTTTGCCGAATACACTCATACTTTATCAGCTAGTGCAGACATGGCATTTGTTGCCGTAAAGGATAGCTCTACAACTCCGGTTATCATTGCTTCAAACGTGCTATCGTCAAAGGTTAGCGTGAGGCTTTATGATTCTGGCGGTTCCTTGTTAAATGTTGACAAAAATGTCTCGATAAAAGTTATGACTTCAAAAAGCCTAGGGTAGCTAGCGTAAGTTCATAACAAAAAAATGCTTCATATCTTGGTACAAGTAAACGGATTTACTTGTATTATCTATAACGTAACCGTCAACTAGTAAAACCATATGAGCCTCGCCTTCTATGGTTTTTACTACTAGCTTTTCCCCTTTACCTAATACGCGTTGAATGTATAAGGCATAGTCCTCGCAATCGCCAATGAGTGATGTTACCCACTTATCTTCTACTCCGTATTGGTCCATATCGGTAATATAAACGTGATGCGACAAAGAAACAGTGTGCAAGTATTGCAATTGTTCTAGCCTGGTTTGTGGCCAATTGTTATTAACAGAGCAAGAAGTTAAAACGATTAATGTTAACGCTAATAAAATCTTGCTCATTGTGATCACCTATTCAGTTTGAATTTTATTTAATTCGCTTAATTGCTTTACGGGTTATTTTTATGGCTCGCTTAATCCATTCTACATCAAACGTTTTAACGTCCGACTTGTGATCACAAAGCCACTCGAATTTATCTATGCCAATTTTTTCAATTAACCTGGGCGTGTATTCGCCTATGTTGCCTGACAAGTGGTTATTACAAACAGAGCATTGCTTGTGCAAGTTGCTCAAATTAAATCGCAATGCCGAACTATGGCCACGACTGAAGTAATGCCCGGCATGATATTGACCGCCCCAATTAAAAGGCTTGTCACAGCTTATACAGCCTTCACTGGCATCACGCAGCCTTACATATTGATTAACTAAAGCCTGTAATTCTGACAGCCATTTGCTTTTTGGTTTAACGGCTTCTTTGCGCTTCCTTAATGCGCTTCTAGCGGCTTTTTCTTTTTGTGCTACCACTTGCTTGGTTTTAGCTTTTATTTTGGCGCTATCCTTTGCACGTTTATCGCTAGCATACTCTACAGCGTGATCTATTGAGCAAAACGAACCGGCAGGGACTTTAACGCCTGAATCAGTTAAGTGATATATTCCGCACCATTTACATTTTCTTTTTGAATTAGCCATTAGAAAAAACTCAATAGTTGATTATATGTGTTTTCATCCGCAGTTTTAAAAACGTGCTTCATTGCGGCCCTGGTCAACGCTAAGTAGCACTCTTCAAATTCTTCTTGTGACATTGCAGAAAACGAAAGTGATTTAGCCTCAACACGCAAATCACCATGTATTGATACGAATTGATCATAGAAGCCAGCCAGCACAGTTAAGTGATTGCGGAAAACATCAAATTGTTTTGATTCACTTTGATACTGATTAATACCGGCCCAATACTCAAAGCAGAAATTAAAAAATGCAAAAACCTTGCGGTGAAACTTTGGGTTTCGAGTTAGTTTAATTTCAACCTGGTATTGCTCGCCTGTTTTAAATTTG